CGGGTTAGCTAAAAAACTTGATGATATTTTGTGGTCAGTTAGGCATATTAGAGAATATGCGAAAATTAACGATGTTGAAATAGTTTGTGTTCTTGGTGATCTATTTCATGATAGAGAAAATATTAATATCGAAGTCCTTAATGCGGTATATCTCTTTTTGGCAGAGACGAAGAATGTTTATGGTCAACAATGGGTTTTGTTTCCTGGTAGTCATGATTTATATATGAGAAATACTTGGGATATCAATTCTTTACATTTTCTTAATGATGTTGCGACTATTGTTGAGGAAGTAAAGCTCATTAATATTCTGAATTCCAGATTTTGGATTGTGCCATTTATCCATTTTGAATCTGTATATATGAAAATTGTTGAAGCTGTTGAGGAATTATATGAAGATAAAGATGTGCTGCTAACACATATCGGTGTGCATAATGCTACTCTAAATGAATGCTATATGTTGAAGAATTGGAGTACAGTAAATTTTGATAATTCAAAATTCGATATAGTATTTGCTGGACATTTCCATTGCAAACAAAAAGTCGGAGATAATGTTTGGTATCCTGGCAGTCCAATACCATTCAGGTTTGATGAAGGTATGGTATCGCATGGATTTATCGAATATGATCTTGATTCCCGCAAGATAAAATTTATTGACTTATTTGAATTGGACTTGATTGAAGGTCCTAAGCCGCCAGGTTATATAACATTAACTGATGATATGTTGGATTGTGATATAGAGCTTGATGGAGACAATGTTAGGATACAATTAAATCGTGAATATAGCAAAGATGAATTGTTTAGAATAAGAGAATCTTTCTCGAAGCGTGGAGTATCTAGTATAAAATTTATGAAGATGAAAGAAGAAAAAATCGATCTTGATGATCGGCAATCCAAATCAGATTTGTCGCTCAATTCGCCATTAGATCTATTCGATAAATGGCTAAAACATGATCAACCTAAGAAATTAAATATTGAGTTTCTTCAAAAACTCAACGAAGAGGTGGTCAATGGAAATTCACGATAAAGTGTGGGACAAAACTAGTCCTGTATTCTTTAAGAACAATGTTGAAATTCATAGAATAGAAGGCCGTAGGGGTGGGTATTGTTCGAAGCATTTCCATCAATCTAAATTTAATATGTTTCTGGTCGAAAAAGGCAAGCTTAAGATTATAGTTACTAAAGATTATGGCTCAGGGATATTAGATGATATAACGATCGTTGGTCCTGGAGAACAGACTATAGTCCCTCCTGGCCAATGGCATAAATTCGAGGTGCTTGAAGATTGTATTGCATTTGAGATTTATTGGGTAGAATTAGATCTTGGAGACATTGAAAGAGAAACTGTTGGTGGGATATCTCGGTTAAAAGATAGTATATTATGAAGCCTTGACAGCCAATCCTTGAGCTGGGATGATATAGCTCATTATTGTATAATTAGACGCGATCTCCCATTAGGAACCATCTCGGCACAACTCGTTCATGCGGCCGGTGAAAGCATCCCTGGTAATCTTCCTAGTTGCACTATAGCTATAGTTCTAGCTGCCAAAAATGAGCAACATTTATTAGATATTGAACAACGCCTTATCAAAAAAGGCATTCCCCATAAATCAATTAGAGAACCAGATCCACCATGGCACAATAGTATTATGGCTATTGGTGTATATCCAGATTCTAAGAAAAAGCTTCGGAAGCATTTTTCTAATTTACCATTATTAAGATAGGAGCTATTATGAAGGAGAACAATATTAACGTGACGTTGCGGAAAAATGAAATTAAAAAATTATCTGAGGAGATAAAGGAGTCCAAGAGAAAGATGCGGGATCCTACCTTAAACAAATCTGTCGAGCATCTATGGGATGATTATAAATATGACCATAAAACGCATATTTGGAGATCGGATGATCCGCAAAAAGACAAATTACGCAACGAATATTGGGAAGCTTGTCTAGATTGTGAAGAGATAGCTAAGCGCATTACTAAATTGTGTACTTTACGAGCATTGTTGCGCGGCAAGATTCATTTATCGCCAAACACAACTAATATTGATTTGGATAAAGAATCATTATGGTTGTGGGTTATTGCAGAAGCAAAGGAATTTGCTATCAAAACTTAACAAAAAATAAATAATAAAATGACAATTAATATCGGCCATATTGAATTACCCGTAGGCATATGTGTCCCGTGGATGTCTCCCGAAGCCGGATCGCCCCAGCCAAGCACCCCATCCGGATGGGAATATGCTGATGGCGGAGCAGTCTTTACACCAGAATCACCATTGTTTGGGCGAAACAAACCAGCACTGATGAAGACTGTGGAAGAAATTGCTACACCTGTGAAATTCATACGTGGCGCAGATACTAGTAATCTTAGTTCTCCATATGGCGGTAATAATCCTCTTATTTCTGGTGGTTCTGATTCTCATGATCATTCCATGCAGAGTCATACGCACTCGATGGATAGTCATACGCACTCGATGCAGAATCACTCACACTCGATGCAGAGTCATACGCACTCGATGCAGAGTCATACGCACTCGATGGATAGTCATACGCACTCGATGCAGAGTCATACACATCCTATTGATACTGGTGGAGCGCATACCCACGGTTTACACATCGGTGGTGCTACAGTCCAGAACGGTGCTGGATCTAATATTACAGATATTTCTGGTGGAGATCATACACATGGTGGTGGCAATACTGGTGTAACATCTGCTGCAAGTACTGATGTGCCGTCTACTGCAAATACTACTGGGCCGTCTGCTGCAGATACAGATGCATCATCACATGGTTCTACTGGTATAGCATCTACTGTAAATACTGATGTGCCGTCTACTGCAAATACTACTGGGCCGTCTGATGCAAATACTGGATCTGGCGCTGCTACCCCGGCATTTGTTGAAATCGCTTGGATAATTAAAGTATTATAATTTGTTTAGTATATAAACTATATGCGCCCGTAGCTTAATTTGGCTAGAGCACTGGGAGTAAGGATCCTGGAGGTTGCGGGTTCAAATCCTGTCGGGCGCGATGGTGATTTATGAACGACTGTTATATGTGTAATCCAGAAGATATATGTATGAAGTGCGGATTTCCGCGTGCAATGACTGGCGATTGTGATCATGTCGAGGATGAACCCAATATTGATAACTCTGTGCTTATTGAGGCTCGTAATATTGTTCGTGGGCGCGATAAGGGTTATGGTAATCCTGTTGACTCGGCTGTTCGCATTGCTAATGCTTTTACAGAACTGACGGGGCGACAGCTATATCCAAGGGATATTCCATTGATTCAAATGTTATTCAAATTGACTAGATCTGAGCATAAATATAATCGTGATAATCAAATTGATCTTGCTGGATATGTTGATATTCGTGAGCGTTGCTTGAAATATGAAATAGATCATAATGATTTTGGGTCATCTGGAAGAATATTGGATTATTAGGAGTCTTATCTAAATAGACCGTTACTGGTCATTGGTGTATTATTCCTCTTGAGGAGATTTAACTAGACGATATACTTGGTAAGAATATGTGGCGGTTAGTACTGGGATTTCTGTATTCTCATAATCAAGTGTTATACCATCAACGCCATCGTTTTTAAGTGCCAATTCATCGAATACGATGTCTATTTGGGGTTGGCCTGTGTTATTTGCGAATGTTAATAATAAATGATCTATTTTAGGATTGTCTATAAGGAATTCGAAGAATTCCTTAGTTGCATAATAATTTATTTCTAAATGAGCATTTGTTATCTTTATTCCTTTGATAGCTGATAGCGCTTTATCAGCTTTTTGTAATCCCATGCTCAAGCGGAATCTGAAGCTTCGTAAATAAGTATATTCAATGTCTGGCGAATTCATATTTTCTCCTATTTTATTTAATTATGAATCAGTATTTTATTAGTGATGTCTATACCACTTAAAATAAATTCTATAGAGATTCGCAATTTTTTGTCGTTCGGAGATTATAATACCAAATTAAGTATTGCTGCGCGTGGTCCTGTATTGATATCTGGATTGAATGGTGCTGGCAAGAGTAGCCTACTGGCAGCT